TATTAAAAAACTATATTTTTTAAACTACGATTATATTTTATACAACGAAGATTTTATCAACGAAATTTCTAAAACACTAGAAAGTAAAAAAGCATATTTAGGTAAATACAAAGCAGCCGAAGGTGATACAGTATACACTTACTTCTTAGCCATTAACTCAGACTTTTATCTTAAAAACATCCCACAAATCCTATCAGCAGACGATTACGAAAATCTCTGGAAAGAATGGGGTAGTGAATCAAACGGGTATGAAAACATGATGTACCATGTTTTTAAAGATAAAGTAGGTATTCATTACGATTACGAGTTTGAACAACACGTTTTAGATACTTTTAATCACGAGGATTTTTCACGTGTAGAATATTTTACAGTTTTACCTACTAATAAAGAAAATACAATATCTACTTTTATTAGGATATCTAACGCTAAAGAAAACAAGATAATCAAAACCTACATTTTAGATGGTGATTTAGAAATTTTAGTAGATACTATAGAGGTTTATAACAAAGTTGACCATTACAAACTTTTACCGTACATTGAAAATCAAAAGATTAAATTTGAAATCTATGATTTAAACGGATTAATAGATACAAAAGTTTTATCTGTAGATAATTTAGAACAAAACGGATTACTTACTATTAAATGAAAATTTGCCAAATAAACCCAGGTTGTGGAATACCTGTACCTCCTCCAGGTTGGGGAGCGATTGAAAAAATCGTATGGGAATTTACTTGTAATCTAAAAGAGCTAGGACATGAGGTAGATATTCGTTGGGCAAACGAAATTCAACCAGGTGAATATGATATTGTAATGGTACACGTTGCTAATCTAGCTATTCAATTAGCTGATAGAGGTATTCCATATATTTTTCAACACCATGATCATCATGCCTACGTGTATGGTAAGGATTCATATGTTTATCAAGAAAATTTACAAGCAATGGAACGTTCTTTACTTTCAATAGTTCCAGCTCGTTATTTAGTAGATTATTTTAATACTAATAAAGTAGAATATTTTTCACATGGTGTAAATGTTAAAGAATTTTATCCTACTACACCTCCTCTTCATCATAAATTATTAATGGTTGCCAATAATGGGTTAGCTGGTAATTCTAGCCACGATAGGAAGGGATTTGAATTAGGAATTAAATTAGCTATGACATTTAATCTTCCTATTACAATAGCTGGTCCTACTAATAACTCGAATTTTTTCAGTAATAATCCTTGGGTATATGGTTATCCTAATCTTAATATAGTATACGATGTATCACCACAAGATTTAATTAAATTATATCAGGAACATACAATTTTTATTCATCCAAGTGAAGTAGAAGCAGGTCATCCTAATTTAACTTTAGTTGAAGCGGCTGCTTGTGGTTTACCTACTGTGGGGTGGATTGAAATGGAAACTGATTTTAATGGGATGTGGAGAGCACCTCGTGATTTATCCCAACTAGTAGATGGGTTAAAATATGTAATTAATAATTACAATAAATGTCGAACTGATATTTTACAAACCGCTAATAATTTATCGTGGTATAATAGAAGTATAGATTTAGTTAAACTATTTGAACGTTTCGTATGAAAGAAACTTTAATTCAAGAATATAATAATACTCAATTTTTAAAAATTCCTAGTATTACTCCTAAAAATACTATAATTTATAATTTTGTAGATGGGGCTACTTGTGAAATTAATGGTCCTGTTTCTAAAAATTATAATGTTAAATTTTTTAATGGAACTACTAGTGAATTAGTACACGAAACTGTTATTGCTAATAATATGTGGACTCGTACTACAGCAAAATATTTTGTAAAGTGGAGAATTGAGGTATATGATGATGATACTAAAGAATTAGTAGAAATTTATAATTACAATGCTAAAGGGAAAAGAGTATATATCCATCTTGACTCAACAGCTTTAGGTGATTCTTTAGCATGGTTTCCTTATGCTGAAGAATTTAGAAAACACCATAATTGCGAAGTTATAGTTTCTACTTTTCACAACGAATGGTTCAAAGACAACTACCCAGAACTAGAATTTGTAGAACCAGGTACTGTAGTAGAAAATTTATATGCTATGTATGGTGTAGGATGGCATTATATTGACAAAGAATTAGATAAAAGTAAACATCCTAAAGAAGTAAAGACTATGCCGATGCAGCAAACTTCTACTTCTATTTTAGGATTACCTTACAAAGAAGTAAAACCAAAACTTACTTTTCCTATAACCCAACCTGCTATCCCAGGCGATTATGTTGTAATTGCCCCTCATGCCTCGGCTCATGCTAAATACTGGAATAATCGTACAGGGTGGCAAGAAGTAATTGATTATTTAAACAGTAAAGGGTATAAAGTATTAATGGTTACAAAAGAACCATTAGGTGATGAATGGCATGATTCTAAACTATATGGTACTTTAGAAGGAGTAATTGATAAAACCGGAGAATATCCTTTAGAAGATAGGTACAATGATATACACCATGCTAAAGCCTATATTGGTTTAGGTAGTGGTTTAAGTTGGTTAGCTTGGACTACCCCTACTCCAATAGTATTAATCTCAGGATTTTCTAAACCTTATACTGAATTTCAAGATTGCGAAAGAATCTTTGATTATACCCCAAGTCTATGTACAGGATGTTTTAATAAACATTGGTTAGATCCAGGTGATTGGGAGTGGTGCCCTGAACATAAAAATACTACTCGTCAGTTTGAATGTACAAAAAATATTACTTCTCAAAAAGTAATTGATGCTTTAAACAAAATACTTAATATTTATTAACATGGAAACAAAAGTTTTAACTCAAGAAGAGCTTACTCAATTAACAAATCTTCAAAATCAACAAAATGATCTTATACTAAATTTAGGATCAATTGAATACAGAATGTCTTTGTTAGCACAAAATAAAGAAATACTTAAAGCTCAAGTATTAGAATTAGAAAAATTAAACAATGAATTAGGTCAACAATTGACTGAAAAATACGGATCTGGTAACATTAACCTAGAAACAGGTGAAATTATTATAGAGTAAAAACCCCGTTTCATTTAGTTATATTTAATGGTTTTATAAAGACTTTTGAAAAAAAAGCACATATTTATAATAAAACTAAAAATATAACTTGCAATGGCAGAAACTTTAATTTCACCTGGGGTATTAGCTAGAGAAAACGATAATTCATTCGTTTCTCAGCAACCAGTAACTGTAGGCGCCGCTATTATAGGTCCAACTGTAAAAGGCCCTGTAGAAATCCCTACTGTAGTTACTACATATTCTGATTATGTAAACAAATTTGGTACTACTTTCTTAAGTGGTGGTCAGGAATACAGCTACTTAACTTCAATTGCTGCTTACAACTACTTCCAACAAGGAGGTCAAAGTTTGTTAGTAGCTAGAGTAGCTTCTGGTTCATTTACTTCTGCAACCGATACTGGAATTTATTCTTCTGATGAAACTGGTGTATTAGCTACTGGTTCTTTCTCAAGCTCAATTACTACTAACGTTTCAGCTTCTGCAGGTACTTACAATAACGTAGCTACTATTACTAGTGGTACAGGTGTTGGAGCTACATTTAACGTAGTAGTAGCCAACCCAAGTGGTAGTGTAGTATCAAGCATTATAGTTTCAGGTTCAGGTACTGGTTACAATATTGGTGATACAATTACTATTGCTTCTTCTTCTTTAGGAGCTTCTACTTCTTTAGGTACTAACTTAGTACTTACTTTAACAGCCGCTAATATAGTAAGTGAAATAGCCTTTACATTAAAAACTATTTCTGAGGGTACTATTATGAATAGCTTTAGTACTCAAGGTGCTAATGGCACTCTACCAAGCGGTTCAGCTGATAACGTAAGATGGCAGATTTTAAATTCTAACACATCTTCAGGAACTTTTGATCTTTTAATTAGACAAGGTAACGATACTGCTACTGAGCCTATCGTATTAGAAACTTGGACTAACTTATCACTTGACCCAACCCAACCAAACTTTATCTCTAGAGTAATTGGTGACAGCTATCAAACATACAATGCTCCAGACAACTATGTAGAGGTATTAGGTAATTTCCCTACTAATTCTAGATACGTGTACGTAAGTGCTGTAAATAACCCAACTCCATACTATTTTAATAATAATGGAAGCCCACAACCACAGTATACTTCTTCACTTCCTATTAATGCTAGTGGTTCATTTGATGGAGCAATCGGTAATATTTTAACAGGTACAGGTAAATATTATAATAATATTTCTAACACAGATACTCAAGGTTTAATAGGTGCCAACTATAATAATATGATATCTTTAATGGCTAACCAAGACGATTACAGATTTAATGTAATTTCAGTCCCTGGTTTAACTATTGCCGATAATGCTTCTCAAACTACTAATTTAGTAAATAACATTCAATCTAGAGGTGATGCTATTGCAGTAGTAGATACTAGAGAATTTGGAGCTTCAATCTCAGAAGCCACTACTTCAGCACTTACAATTAATAGCTCATATGCCGCAACATATTGGCCATGGTTACAAACCATTGATCCAGGTACTGGTCAATTAGTATGGGTACCAGCTTCAACATTAATTCCGGCTGTATACGCGTTTAATGACAGTGTATCTGAACCATGGTTTGCACCTGCCGGAATCAATCGCGGTGGATTAGACACTGTAGTAAGAGCCGAAAGAAAACTAAGCCAAACTAACCGTAACGATCTTTACACAGGTAATGTAAACCCAATTGCAACATTCCCAGGTACTGGAGTTGTAGTATACGGTCAGAAAACATTGCAGAAAAAATCATCTGCACTTGATCGTGTAAACGTTAGAAGATTGTTAATCGCCCTTAAGTCGTACATTTCTCAAGTAGCTAATAACTTAGTGTTTGAACAAAACACAATTGCTACAAGAAACCAATTCTTAAGCCAAGTTAATCCTTATCTTGAATCAGTTCAACAACGTCAAGGTTTGTATGCGTTTAGAGTAATTATGGATGATTCCAATAACACTCCAGACGTAATCGATAGAAACCAATTAATTGGTCAAATCTATCTACAACCAACTAAGACTGCTGAATTTATTTACCTAGACTTCAACATCTTACCAACTGGAGCTACTTTCCCAGCATAAGAGTTGTAATTAACGATATTTATAATAAAATAAACAATATAGCAAAATGGCAGTATTAGACCCAAACGAAATATTTTTCACAGCGTTTGAACCCAAACAGGCGAACCGCTTCATCATGTATATTGATGGTATCCCCGCTTACGAAGTTAAGGGTGTGGGAGCTATAAACTTAACTCAAGGTAGTGTAGCTTTAAACCACATTAACGTTCAACGCTTTGTTAAAGGTAAAACCACTTGGGGTACCATCCAGTTCACATTATTCGATCCTATCACCCCATCTGGTGCTCAGGCAGTAATGGAGTGGGTACGTTTACACCACGAATCAGTAACAGGTAGAGATGGTTATTCCGATTTCTACAAGAAAGACTTAACTTTCGATGTATTAGGTCCAGTAGGCGATATCGTTTCTGAATGGGTAATCAAAGGTGCTCTTATTACCGACGCTAGTTTTGGTGAGTATTCATGGGATACTGTTGACCAAGCAATTGAAATTACAATGACTGTACAACCAGATTACTGTGTATTGAACTTCTAATAGAAATTTACATAAAATTAAATTTGAGCTTGGCTTTGCCAAGCTCTTTTTTTATCTTATCACATCTATAAGGGATAGGTTCTTTGACATCTAATAACTAAAACAAAACTATGGAAATTACATCATTTATTTTAGGTGTAGCTGCGGTCATTACTATACTAATGGTTGTGGTTACGTTTATGAACTTTATGGAAATTAAAAATCTCCACAAACAAATCGATATTCTTCAAAGTATTGATGAATCGATTATACGTAATAACGATGCTCTTGAAAGTAGAAGCATAAATTACACAGATCAATTAAATAATAACACTCAACGAGAATTAGAAAATCTCTATCGTCACATTGATAGTAGAGTAGATAAACTTGAAGAGAAAACCAAAAAAGAGTTTCAATCTCTTACTCACACTAAATCTTATTAATTAACCCGTCAAAGAACCTTCCTTTATAATATTTATAAACATATTAGTTATAACAAATAATTTATGACAGAATTTAAATTACCAACCGAAATGGTTGAACTACCTTCAAAGGGTTTATTATACCCTGAAGATCATCCTTTAGCAGAAGGAAAAATAGAAATAAAATACATGACTGCTAAAGAAGAAGATATTCTTACTAACCAAAATTACATTAAGCAAGGAATTGTAATTGACAAATTACTTCAATCACTTATCATTACTAAATTTAATTATAATGATTTATTGATTGGAGATAAAGATGCTATTATGATGGCTGCTCGTATTTTAGGTTATGGTAAAGATTATAAATTTTATTATTTAGGAGAAGATATTACAGTAGATTTAACTACTCTTAAAGAAAAATCTTTAGATGAATCTAAAATTCTAGAAAAAGGTAAAAACGAATTCAAATATGAATTACCTCACACAGGTAACGTAATTACATTTAAACTTTTAACTAATAAAGACGATAAAGATATTGATGCTGAATTAGAAGGTTTAAAGAAAATTAATAAAAATGATAATCCTGAACTTACTACACGTTTAAAACATATGATCCTTTCAATAAATGGGGATTATGATGCAAAAACCATTAGAAGTTTTGTAGATACCGCATTTTTAGCTAGAGATTCTAAGGCATTTAGAGAATACTATAATGAAATATCCCCAGGTGTCGAAACTAAAATTAAATATGAATTTATAGAAGGCGTAGAGGAGGACGTCAATATACAATTCGGAACTACGTTTTTTTGGCCTGACGCCTAATTACCGTGGACATATTTTTAGTGAAATTCACGAAATAGTATTTCATGGACAAGGGGGGTATGATTGGAACACAGTTTACAATATGCCTATTTGGTTACGTAAGTTTACTTTTAATAAAATAAAGTCGCATTACGATAAAGTAAACAACCAGGAAAATCAGGACACTGTTAAAAAATCAGTTGCTGCTATGAAATCTGTAGGAGCAACTAAAGATAAACAACCTGTAAAAACAATATCTCCTCCAACATATGTTACGAAGGCATCAAAAAAATGATGCCTTCTAATATTTATAATATATGGCTAAACAAAATTCTAACCAACCACCTGACTTTTCTGTTATAGAAAAGAAAATCAAAGAACTTGATGCTAAAATACAAGCATTAGGTGGGGAAGGTTTTCCTAATATAGATAAAGCTCTTAAAAATATGAATGGCGATGTAGGACAAGCTACTCGTCTTATGGAACTTTTATCTAGTGAAGCCTCAGACTTAGAAAATGTTTTTGAAAATATTTCAACAACTTTAAAAAATGTAGTTTTAGATTTAAATGGTGGTACTAAAGCTGCTACTTTAATGAATCGAAGTTTTAATAAATTAGAACGAATAGCTGATAAGTTAGTTGATCATAGAAAAGATGAAAATATATTAACTATAAGACAATTAAAAGAGTTAGAAAAACAATCTAAAATAGAAGTTGAAAATTTAGAATTTGCTCGTGATAGAGCTTTAGCAGAAAACATATTTTTAAAAAAAAAAGAAATATCTGTTGGACTAGGTAAAGCTGAACAAAACCAATTAGAAAAAAATGAAGCTTCAATAACAGAAGTTACTAAGGCTTTAGAAGAAAAAGAATCATATTTAAAAAAAATAAATAGATATTCTGAACTAGAAGTTAAAAGAGAAAGAGAAATTCAAAAGACTCTTGGTTTAACAGGTCAAGCTTTTAAAGGTATAGCAAGTACTTTAGAAAAAATAGGGGTTGAAAGTGAAGCTATTGAAGATATAAACTTAGCAATGCGTAAAGCAGCTAAAACTGGAGATGGTCTTAAAGTAATACTTGAAGGTATTAAAGGTTCAGCTTTGGCGGCTTATGATACTTTAACCACTGACCCAGCCGCCCAATTAGCATTTTTAGTTAAAACATTCAAAACTTTATATGATTTAGGAGCTAATTTTAGTAAAGACACAGCTAATATAGCTCGAGAATTAGGAATGTCTAATAAAGAAGCTGCGGTTCTTAATAAAGAATTTTACAGTTTACAACAAAATAGTAATGATGCTTTTGGTAATCAAAAGAATTTTTTACAATCTACCTTAGAATTAAACGAAGCATTAGGAACCTCAGCAACTTTTTCAGCAGAAGTTTTAGCAACCCAAGCACGTATATCTCAAGTTACAGGATTGACAGCAGAAGAATCAGCTGAAATATATAAATTTTCTTTGTTAACAGGTGAAACACAAGAAGAAATTTATGATTCTGTTGGGGGTATTAGAAAAGGTAATTTAAATAATAAAAAAGTTCTTCAAGAAGTACTTAAAACTAGCGGTCAATTAGCAGCTCAGTATAAAAATAATCCTATATTACTAGGAAAAGCAGTTGTTCAAGCTCAAAAACTAGGTTTAACTTTAGAACAAACTAAAAATATATCTAAAAATCTTCTTAATTTTGAAGACTCAATCTCAGCCGAACTAGAAGCCGAATTATTAACTGGACAAGATCTTAATTTAGAAAGAGCTAGATATTTATCTTTAATGGGTGATTCAGCAGGTGCTGCTGAGGAATTAATGAAAAACTTAGGACCTAATGGTTTAGCTAAGTTTCAAAAGATGAATGTTATCCAACAAGAAGCTTATGCTAGGGCATTAGGTATGGGTGTGGATGAATTAGCAGATTCTTTAGTAAAACAAAAACAACTTGAATCATTAGATAAAGGACAAGCTAAACTTTTAAAAGAAAGAATTCAAAAATTAAAAGATGCGGGTGAAACTGAAAAAGCTGCTGAGTTAGAAAAACAAGCTTTAGCAGGTAAAAATGTAGAATTAGCAGAACAACAACTAGATGCCCAAGCTAAAATAGCTCAAGCCACAGAAACCTTCAAATCAGCTATGCAGGCTGTTGTAGCAGGTCCTTTAGGATTTTTAGCTGATAAAGTTGCTAGTATCATGGAGATGATAAATAAATCTCCATTTGCTAAAGCAGTTTTAGGAGGGATAGGTGCTATAGGAGCTATAGCTGCATCTGCAGCATCAGTATATTTAATAGGTAAAACTTTAATCACTTCATTAACAAACGCCTATAAAGGCAAACCCTCAGGAAGACCAGACGAACCAATTAGTGTAACAATGGCAGGTGGAACCCCAGGAATGGGTGGTGGTGGAGATACTTCTACTGGTGGTGGTGGTACCTTTGGAAAAGGAACTTTTGGAAGATTAGGCTCTAAAGGAGGTAGAGATGTTTTACGAAGAGCAGGTAAAGGAAGTTTAGTAAAAGGAGTTGGTAAAGGAATTATGGGGGCTGGTAAAGGTCTCTTAAAAGGTGGGGGTAAAGGTCTCTTAAAAGCCGGAGCTAAAAAAATACCTTACTTAGGTGCTTTACTAGGGGCGGGTATGGAATTTGCTGATGGGGGATTTAATTTAGAATCAGTAGGAAGAGCAGCCCTATCAGGAGGTGGAGCTTTTCTAGGGGGATTAGGAGGAGCGGCAGCCGGGGGAGCTCTTGGATTAGGAACAGGTGGAATAGGAGCAGCTGCAATCCCAGCTTTAACATTAGGGGGATCCGCAGGAGGTGGTATGCTTGGAGATTATCTTGGAGATAAAATATTTGGCGAAAGAGAAGAAACTGAGTTAGCCACAGGTGGTATAGTAACTAAACCCACAAAAGCATTAGTAGGTGAGGCAGGAGCCGAAGCAGTTATTCCATTAGATAAACTTATGGCAGAATTTAAAGAAATGCGAGCTATACTAACCCAAATCGCAAACAGAGAAGGAACAGTTTATTTAGACGGTACAAAAGTAGGTACTGCAATGGCTATGAGCACTTATAAAACTCAATAATTTTTAATATTTATAATAAATCTTAAATTAATAAACATGGGACTATTAGATAAATTAACAACACAAGGTTCTAACTTAACACCCTATGATGGGGCAACTCCTCAAATTAATCCTTTAGCCACTAAGCAATCTAAATTGCATGCTGATGGTAACCAACCCGGATATTCTTTAAACGGTTCAGCTGCCTCTATTGTAACTACGGATTATACTGCGTATAATGATGGATACAATAATGCTTTACCACAACCATCACAGCTAGACCTTAACGGAAAAACTCCTTCTAAGTATTTAGACAACCCTCCAGGATAATATTAAATGCCTTTAGTAGATTTAGTAACTGATCTTAAAAGCCTCAAGTACGGTAAGGATACCCCTGGAGGCGGATATAGTGGACAACCCTATATCCAGGCTAAGATTCCGGATGGTTTAGAACCTAAATCAGCTGACTTTCTTTTAAGAAATGGTTACTTAGCACCATTAAGTGCTGCTGAGGATATTAAACGTTTAGCTAAAATGTTTGGTGACTTAAAGTCACCTAACGGACTTTTATTTATTGCTAAACAAAATTTATTATCCAACTCAGCCGTTCGTACCCAAACTAGTGGGGTAATGAACGAGGGCATTTATACTCCATTATCTACTTTAGCTCAAGCGGGTGTTGTAGCTTTTGGAGGCCATTTAAATAAACAAGGTATAAACCCGTTTGAACAAACAGGAGCGTACGCCCAAGATGATTATCTATACTTTAATAAAGTAAAAAATGATAATGCAATTGGTGTTAATAGATTAGTAAGTCTTTACACAGCTATAGAAAACGACCGCTCTATTAATAATTGGAATTTTTCAGGAGTTAACTTAAATGTTGGAGATAATAATATTTTATCTTATAGAGGTGGTCCTGGAGCGCCTTTAGGTGTAGGTAATACTAATATTAGATTTGCTGATCAGAGAACAGGTAAAAACAATCCATTAAAAGTTAGTAATCCTAACTATTTTTTTGGAACCCGAGGAACAAACCAATTTTCAGTTGATCAAGAAAATAAACAAGTTGGTGGCTTACAAGTAGACACCGGAAATGGAACTAAACCTTGGATTAAAGGTGGGGTGTATTATGATGGAAATGCTAAAAATGCATACTTTGTAAGTAATGTTGATTTTCCTGATGGTTTACCATCTAATAATGTTAATACACCTCAAATTACTAGTTTAAGCAGTATACCTGATGGTTCTAAAACTTGGACTCCTAAACAAAACAACCCAGATTCTTTAAAATATTATAAAACACTTACATTAATAGGAGATCAATCTAAAAATAATGGAGTCTCAGGAAAATATTCTAAATTAACAAACAAACCTATTAATAATTATTTTAATTTTTTAGGTGCACAAATAGACACATATAATCATAATGTATATGAACCTATTATTCCTAATAATACTTGGCCCAAAAATAGTAAGTTAATAAACAATCAATATACTTACACTTACAATCAGCAAAATATAATTGATACTGAAGTAAATGATGGTAAGTTAGCTGGAAGACCCTTACTACAAGATTTTAGAAAAATATTAAGAGAAAAATTACCTCTTCAAGTAGGAGATTCGGGAGCCCAAAACGCAAAACGTACGGGGGCCACACCCGATACCCCAAACTATAACAGTGGTAAAGCTTATGAAAAACGTGTTAATATTGGTAGCAAAAACTCCCTAGGTCCCGGTAATAGCACAAATAAAAATCTAGTTTCTTACACAGCAGGATCAGGAATAGGCCCAGTAGATTTAATTAATGCCTTACCAATTTACAGAAGCAAAAACGTAGCCCAAAATTCTCAAGAATACCCAGTAAACGATTTAGTTAAATTTAGAATTGCTGCTATTGATAACAACGATCCTAGTTTTAAAACGTTTATCCACTTTAGAGCATTTATTGACAGTTTTAGTGATTCATATAATGCTAGTTGGGGTAGTGTAAGATATTTAGGTAGAGGTGAAAACTTTTACAATTACAATGGATTTGATAGAACAATTTCATTATCTTTTACAGTTGCTGCTCAATCAAAAGATGAACTTATCCCAATGTATAAAAAGCTTAATTATCTAGCCTCCCAATTAACCCCAGATTATAGCCCATTTGGTTATATGCGTGGTCCTTTAGTACAATTAACTATGGGAGGTTATTTGTATGAGCAAGTAGGATTCATCTCAGCTTTAACATATGATATCCCAAATGATACTACTTGGGAGATTGGTATAAACGATGAAGGTGGTAATGATTCTACTGTAAAAGAATTACCTCATAGAATAAACGTATCTTCTTTCCAATTCACACCAATCCACAACTTTGTACCAAGTAAACAAGGTTTAGGATTTGCTAAGCAATCAGCCAATATAAATCAAGAAAAAGCCGGTGGGTTTGTAACTGAATACGGCCCACAACGTTATATAGCTTTAGCTACGGGTGATGGTAAAGGTGGCACACTTAATAATTATGACTCATGAACAGATACCAAACTATCCCAGTCATAAAAACTACCACAGGAAAACAAGCGTATGCTACGTCTCGTTATCCTGAAATTCCATTATCTGAAAATGATATTTACGTTTATGCCTCACAAGGTGATAGATATGATCTTTTAGCTTTAAATTATTATGGAAATTCCTCATTATGGTGGATTATAGCTATTGCTAACCCTAATCTAGGATTAAACACTTTAATCCTACCAGAGGGGCAACAAATCAGAATCCCAGGTAATTTCTCTCAAGTTGTTAGTGAATTTAGTACTATTAACCAATTAAGGTCATGAATATAGTAGGTGAAGGAATCAACCCCAAAATATCAGATCAAATTAAGGTAAGACAAAATGTTTACGGCTCACTAAATAGAGATCCAGAACAAATAGAATATCTTAATTCTAGAACGGCATTTGCTAGATTAGTCTCTTCAGTAAATGTAACTGAAAAATTTAATCCAGCTAGTGCCGAATTAAAAACTATTCTAAACGATATTAGAGGTAATACATTAGCAAAACGATTTACTTTATTTAATGGCACTACCAATGAGGCTTTAAATCTACAACGATCAGGAATTGCCCGAGATGGTTCTATAATAAACCCCAACGCTTATGGTTTAGGTGGTCTAGAATTTGGTATCCGACCTATGCCTGGTATAGTATCAGCTAATACTAAAACAGAAAACCGTGGTTCTTTAAGAACAACTACAATTCAAATTAAAGCCTGGAATCGAGTTCAGTTCGAGATAATAGATATTTTATATTTACGTTTAGGATATAGTGTCTTATTTGAATTTGGTAATACTATATTTTTTAAAAATGATGGTAGATTAATTAAAGACGTTCCATATTCTTTAGCTGACACATTCCTAGCTGGAGATTATACAGTTTCAACTCTTTTAAAAAGAATTCAAGAACTTCGTTTAGAATCTAATGGTAACTACGATGCTATTTACGGTAAAGTAGTTAACTTCTCGTGGGAATTTGTAGAGGATGGATCATATGATATTACTGTAATTATTAGAAGTATAGGTGATGTCATCGAATCCTTAAAAGTAAACGTATTAATTGATGACATCACAATCCAAGTTAAATCCGGAGAAGAAGAAGAGAAAGAAGAAACAGCTCAAGAAACACAAGAACCACCCTCTATAGAATCTTATGCTGATAAACATCAAATAGGTAAATTATTAGTTAATGCTAAAACTGCATTAGGATTATCTACAAAAACCCAAGGTGGTTGTAAAGTAGTGTATTCTAACTTATTTAAAAATATTCCTCAAGTTAAAGGTAAAAAACATTTTTTACAACAAGACTATGATAAGGGTGAATCACAATATTATATTAGATTAGGCTCTTTATTAGCTTATATAGAAAATGTAATTGTACCTAAATACACAAACGGTTCAAATGTCGGAGAACCTATCCTTAACTTTGACTACTTAAATAATAACATTATCTATACTGTTCCAAACCAAATTAGCACAGACCCTAGAGTATGTTTAATCAACAATTCAATTAAATTCTCTTCAGGTACGTATCTATACGCACCTCAAGGTGATCCCTACGTAACACAAAAAGCCAATTATGATGTAGGTCAAGTAATGAACATATACGTTAACTTTATGTACATTCTTACTACAATGGATGCTAATTTAGATAATAATAACAAAGTTCCTTTAATTGATTTACTTAAAAACCTACTAAATGGTATAAGTAATGCTTTAGGGGCTATAAATACCCTAGAGCCTTTCTACGATGAGATTACTAATACAATAAAAATTGTTGACCAATCTACTCTCCCAGGTAAATATAAAATATTAGAGGCTTTAGAGAAAACCAATCCTGATTCTACCACTAAATTAAATTTATATGGGTATTATTATACTAAAGATCAACAAGGTCAAATAGTCAATAGTAGTGCTGGATTTGTAAGAAATTTTGGTATTAAAACCGAGATTACCCCTAATTTAGCTACTATGTTATCTATTGGTGCCCAAGCAGCAGGTTCAGTAGTAGGTGAGGATGCAACAGCATTATCTAAACTAAACGAGGGACTTAGAGATAGAATTAAAAACGATGTAGTAGATGCTATAACTAAATCTAACGAACCCAAAAAAAGCAAATTACAAGAGTTAAATGAGAGATTCCCTAATGCAAATCGTAATTTTTCTGAGGCCGCTAAAAAACTAGGATCATTTAATAACAGTAAACCTACATGGGATGTAGAAAGTATTGATTCATACACTCAATTACAGGTTAACTTTTTATCATATGTTACATCTAAAGAAGCCATTTCAACTAATAAACCTTCAGGCACTATAGGATTTATCCCTGTAAATCTTAACCTTACATTAGATGGCCTCTCAGGCCTTAAAATATACAATACTTTAAGAGTTGATACCTCTTACCTTCCATCTAACTATCCAACAGCAATGGATTTTATCATTACTGGTTTATCTCACACAATCCAAAATAACGTTTGGACCACGGATTTAACCACAATTATGGTACCACGTGATGTAGCAGGTAGTCCTGGTAATAAATTATCAAGTGGAGCCTCAGGAGCAGCAGGTGCTAATACATCCGCAAACGATAGAGGTTCATCTCGTGTAACTCCAGCTGCTGGTAACTGTAAAGCCGACGATCAAAGATTATCACCAAATTTCTTATTATCACAATTATCTTGTAATGCTGTAGCTGCTAAATATTTTGTACCAAGTGTTGGTCAAACCAAAACAACCAGCCGTGGTTCATTTATAAGACAGCAAATTATAGATAATTTAAGAGCAGTTGCTGTAAATATTCTAGAACCTATCAAAGCTACTTACCCAACAGCATTCCCAACAAATGGTTACAGAAATAAAGGAGGTAACAGCCAACACGAGATAGGAGAGGCAGTAGATATTCAATTTAGTGATATGGCTAATTTATCTATAAGAGATCAAAATGCTCTTATGCTTGAGAGAGCTAAGGCAATCCAAAAAATACTCCAAGGTAAAGATGGATTTGACCAATTTCTTCTAGAGTACAAAACAACAAGAGGAGGTAAACCATGGATTCACATCTCATACCGTAAAGACGGGGCTAACCGAAACGAGATTCGTACATTCTTAAATGATGTAACTGCTAGAAACGGTAATGGTAAATTTTATAACGCTTTAGCTTAATATGCCTTATTTTCCACTATCTCAAATCAAAACAAATCTTTATAGTAATGGAGAATTTGTCCAATCAAATAACCAAGAACTTTATACGGGTTATTACTGGAAAAATTCCCTAGGAAAATACTACACAGGCAAATCTCCACAAGATGAACCTACAATTGAACTACTCCCAATACCAGATAGTTTTAGACAAACAGATATAATAGAGTCAACCCCATCTTTGGATACAATAGCCTATTCAGATACAACTCAGACTCAACCCCCAACAAGTAACATCCCTCCCTACTTTGCTAGTTTACCAACTGAGCAAGATTATCAAATAGGAGAATTTAGAAGATATTTCTGTAAAAAATCAAACGAGATACTTTACATAGAGATAAGTAAAACAAGTTACGATCTATTAGAGACTAAAAGTGATAGTTTACTTTGGCAATTGTACATTCCATTTAATCTACCTTGGAGATTAACAGGTACTAAAGAGGAAGCATTCCGCATCAATCGAAACATTACAGCTTTAACATCCCAAAGACTCCAATTACCTAAACTTGGAGATTACCTAAATAATAATTATCTTAAGTACTACAAATAAAAATGTATTTAAGTGTTTTGGTTAATAGAAAATAAGAGTCAATTAGACGAGTTTTGCTACAAGGGTTTTAAAGAAGCATTTGTGGAGATAATTCCATATTCTCCCTTCATCCACTCCTCTCAAAACTCGATCTGTGCTATTTACGTTCGTCCTGTACGAGATGTAAAAGGGTACATTTTACCTATTTTCCACACCGAGGTAGAAGAAAATCTATTTGAGGATCAAGTTTACCGTTTACTTAAAGGGTTAGATAAAATTTACTGTCGAGATAAAAAGGAATTTTTACATTACTTTCCTTTCAAGCAGCTTGTTGACATTACCCTCACCTCCCCTACGTATATACAACCAACTCAAGCACACGAATTTATCTACAAGATATACTCTAGTAGAAAAGACGTAAACATACTTGTACCTATTGTTAAACACTATGAGTATTGTGAATCTATCTTTGAGGAGCTAGAACACTTAATTGGGCAACCTGTTAACGAGTTTTACAACCACAAAGCAAGTTGGATGTTCTATGCCATTGAGCAAGCGGGATTAACCGTTGATATACCGTTGTATGAGCAGTACTTTGAGCAAAGCACGGAGGGCGTGGTTTATACTCAATATAACTTTAAAACGCTCACAACACGCCCATCAAACACATTTAATGGAATTAATTATGCAGCACTTAATAAAGAAAACGGTTGCAGGAAAGCTTTTATTGCGCGTAACTCTTCGCTTGTTGAGTTTGACATTAGCGCTTACCATCCTACTTTGTTGGCTAAGTTGGTTGACTATGATTTTAGTGATGAGGATATTTATAGTCACTTTGCAGAAGTTTACGGGATGGATCGTAAAGATGCAAAAATCTTAACTCTTCAACAACTATACGGGGGTATTTTACCGCAATACGAGAATCTTGAATTCTTTAAAAAGGTTAAAGTATATGTAAAGGCTTTATGGGATACTTTCCAATATGATGGTTATATCGAATGCCCTATTTCAGGACACCAGTACTTTCGAGATAAGCTGGAAAACATGAATCCACAAAAACTTTTGAATTATTTGATTCAAAACTTGGAAACCGCATATAATGTTAATATATTGTGGGAAGTATTCAAGATATTAAAAAATAAAAAAACTAAACTTGTATTATATACATTTGATTCGTTTTTGTTGGATTGGAGCGACGATGAGCGTGAGGTTTTAACAGACATTCAAAATATATTCAAGAAATATAAACTAAATATAAAAGTTGCGCATGGAACCAGTTATGACTTTAGACCTACCGTATGATATTTATGGGGTAGACAACCCCATAAACTTCACAGATTTGAATAATAAGTTATTTTGTACATTTACTACATTGGATGGTGTAGAAGAATTGGTACACTCGCTACAAAGAAGGTACACTATCATGTACAATAAGATATTTGTATTGGAGGTTAAAGATAATAATGAGTACGTTTTGACATACAATATCGAGATGTCTAATTTGGCTCATATCCCAGAAAACACGATTTTGGTTCATCGTAAAAAAGAATCAAACACTCTCTATACAATCAATGCTCTAAACGAGCTGATTAAAAAACTGAATGGCGGAGTTGTAGATACACGTTACCAGATTGACTGGCAGCACTACAAAAACACGATTTTGCTAACTCAACAAAACGAGTTAAAGCAATTAAAGACTAAAATTCACGAGATTATTGAACTGTAATATTTATAACAAATATATAGCGTAATGAGCAATTTCGATTTAAAAAAATATTTAGCTGAAGGCAGACTATTTGAAGAAATCCAAGAAATTGAATTGAATACATCTTTTCTTCAATTTCAAGATGATTTTGAAAGAGGAGGAGATGAAGGATATACTGTATGGAAACCTGAATTTAAAAATGGTTTAAAAGCATCTCAACAAAATTTTAAATCTTCTGGTAAACCCGCTATTCCTACTCAAAAAAATAGCTTTTCAATGATTGATACTATGAGTGATATGGGGGAAAATATACCATATATTAATGTTAAATTTAAAAAACCACTAAATGAGGTTTTTATAGATTTAGATGATTACGATCCCGAAGAATTTGGTGTAGAAGATTTTAATAAATTTGATGAAATAGTTGAGTCTAAACCTAACCCAACACTGCAAGATGTTTCTGAATTAATTGATTTAAATAATGAAGGTTTAAGTTTTTATGGAAGTTATGTTTTAGACATAAAATCTAATGAAATAATTAGTATTACAAAACATGATTAAAGACTAAAATTCACGAGATTATTGAATTGTAGTAAAAATTTATATATTTATAATAAATAATTTAGACACAATGAGCAACTTTGATTACAAAAAATACTTAGTAGAGAATAAACTTACTTCTAATTCTCGTTTAAACGAAGAAGAAGGTACAGATATTTTATCTTTTCTTAAATCAAACAAACAGGAACTTTTAAGTAAATTAACTGAAAAATTCAAATATGATGAAGATGATATGGAAATGATGAGCGGATACGAAATAGGACCAGGTGCTGATGCTGATGGAAACGAGGATGCAGAAATAGCAGGTTTAGGTGAAGCTGGATTAGATTTTTCGTTTAATCCAAAGAAAGTAAAAGATACATATGGTGATGCTTTTAATTTTAAATTAGTTATAGCAGGTAAACCTATTTATGGTATTTCATATAATATGTAAAAATATCCCTAACATATAAAGTAAAAAAGCCCTTCAAAAGAGGGCTTACTTTAACTTGGCTACCCCAAATCAGTTTCGTACATTTAGTATCAAACATAAATAAGTTATAAAAATGGATTTAGAAGCAATCAAATCGCGTTTAAACGCAATGCAAAAAACCACAAATGGTAAAGGTGGAGGTGACCGTACCTCACTATTCTGGAAGCCTACCGTAGGCAAACAGACAGTACGTGTTGTACCCTCAAAGTACAACCCAATAATGCCCTTTAGCGAGATTTTCTTCCACTACGGAATCGATAAGCCCGTTATGGTATCTCCTATCAACTGGGGTGACAAAGACCCAATCGTTGAGTTCGCAGCTCAATTGAAGAAAACCAACGACAAGGAAAACTGGAAGTTGTCTAAAAAAATCGAACCAAAAGCTCGTTACTTTGCCCCAGTAATTGTACGTGGTGAAGAAGACAAAGGTGTTCGTTTGTGGCAGTTCGGTAAAGAGATTTACGAGGCGTTCCTGCAAATGGCTGTTGACGAGGAAGTTGGTGATTACACTGACGTAATGGAAGGTCGCGACATCAAGTTGACCACTGTAGGCCCAGAAGCAACTGGTACCCCTTACAACAAAACCACAATTAGCCCTTCAATGAAGAATAGCCCATTGGGTGACGCTGAACAAGTTCGTTTGTGGAAAGATAATCAACCAAACCCAAAAGAATTGTTCAAGCCATTTACTTTTGATGAGATGAAGTTGGCCTTGCAGAACTGGTTGAACCCCGAAGCTACTGAGGGCGAGATCATAGATGATGAGAAAGAAGTAGAAGAAGCACCTAAAACAAACTACTCAATCAATACCTCAAATGCAGCTGTAAAGCAAAGCAAGTTGGATAAGTTTGATAGTTTGTTTGATGAAGATAGCACCTCTGACGATTTGCCCTTCTAATTATGGCTAAGAAACGTAGTGAATCACTCTCAGCAGCAGTGTCTGCTGAGATCAAGGCTGGGTTTAGTCTTGAGAAATTCAAAGACAAAAAAGGTTTATCCGGTTCGGTTAAATTTAAACCACAACAATGGGTGCCACTTTCACCTGCGTTTCAAGAAGTAACAAGTGTGCCTGGTATTCCAACAGGCCACATTGTTCTTCTTCGAGGACACAGTGATACAGGTAAAACAACCGCACTCATCGAGGCGGCTGTAAACGCTCAAAAAGCAGGCATTCTACCAGTATTCATTATCACCGAGATGAAATGGAACTGGGAACACGCCACTCAAATGGGCTTACAAATCAACGAGGTAGTAGATAAGGAAACTGGAGAAATTCTAGATTATAATGGATTCTTCCTATATGCCGACCGCGAGACTATCCATACTATCGAGGATGTAGCAGCATTTGTTTTGGATTTGCTTGATGAGCAGAAAAAAGGCAATTTACCATACGATTTGATGTTCTTGTGGGACTCTATTGGTTCTGTACCTTGTGAACTATCTATCACATCTAAAAAGAACAACAACGAGTGGAACGCAGGTGCAATGTCAACTCAGTTTGGTAATGGTGTAAACCAAAAGATCACTTTATCACGTAAAGAATCTTCAAAGTACACAAATACCCTGGTTTGTATCAACAAAGTATGGACAGCCAAACCAGAAATGCCTATGGGTCAACCCAAGTTGATGAACAAGGGTGGTTTTGCAATGTGGTTTGACGCTACGTTTGTAGTAACTTTTGGTAATATCGCAAACGCGGGTACCAATAAGATTAAAGCAATCAAAGACGGCAAGCAAGTAGAATTTGCTAAACGCACTAACGTTCAAATTGACAAAAACCACATCAATGGTATTACCACAAAAGGTAAAATTATCATGACACCACACGGTTTTATTGACGATACTGATAAGGCTCTTAAAGATTATAAAGATTCACACGCTAAAGAATGGAGTCGCATTCTAGGTGGAGGAGATTTTGCTATCGTAGAGGAAGTTGATACCTTCGAGCCAGCAGAAGTATACACACAAGAACCGGAATAAAATGGATACAAAAGATTTACTATCACTCCTTAACAATGTAGTTGAGGAGAATGAAACCGAATCCCTTAATAAACATGATCGCGTTCTCTTAATTGATGGTCTAAATCTATTTTTCCGTAATTTTGCAATGCTTAACTTCGTCAATGAAGACGGGGTGCATGTTGGGGGATTAGGTGGATTTCTTCGTTCATTAGGTACTCTAGTAAATCGTATTCAACCTACTTCGGTTTATATGGTATTCGATGGAGTTGGTTCTACGGTTAACCGTAAGAACCTTCTTCCCGAATACAAATCTAATCGCAACATAACCCGCATTACAAACTGGGATATTTTTGAGAGTTTGGATGACGAACACGCGGCTAAAATTGACCAAATTGTCCGTTTAATCCATTATTTACAGTGCTTACCTGTCAAAACCGTATCACTCGATAAAACAGAGGCTGATGACATTATAGCGCATTTAGCAACAAAATTATCAGACAACTATAATTCAAAAGTATTCATCGTTTCTAGCGACAAAGATTTTATCCAGCTAATAAACGATAATATTGTTGTGTATCGTCCAATCGAAAAAGATTACTATACAACAGATACAGTAATCGAAAAATTTGGTATTCCTGCTGCAAACTTTATCCTGTATAAAGTACTAATGGGCGATAATTCAGATAAAGTAGCAGGTGTGAAAGGTCTTGGAGAAAAGAAACTAATGAAGTTGTTTCCCGAACTCTCTCAGCGTATATTGACGCTACAAGATATTTTAGACATAAGTGAGGTAAAATTGAAAGAAAACATCATATATGCTCGTATTTTGGACATGCAAGACCAGCTTGAAAAAAATTATCAGATTATGAATTTACATAATCCGATGCTAGATGATATTGAAAAAGAATTCCTTGATGCTCTTATTGAACATCAGTTACCTGAACTTGACATTGTAGAATTTCTTAAGTATTATCACGAGGATGGTTTGAAACATCTAATCAAGAATATTGATTACTGGATTCAAAACACATTTAAAGATTTAATCAGTTATAGTAAATAAGTTATATGACACTTACAAATATTAATCAATATGGTCCTGGATTTCAGGTCAAGGTGCTTGCC